GCATTGTAGGTGTGCATGGGACAGTTCGTCCTGTGTATTGAGGAGCAACCATTAGGACTCCGAGGAGTAAACATAGCATGGAAGACGAAGCAGTAACAGAATCCACTGAAGTGGACAGTCTGGAATCTTCGGAAGAGAACACAACGGAACCTGAAGTTGGGTCGTACACCGTTACGGTGGATGGCGCGGACCAGCAGGTCAGCCTGAGTGAACTTACAGACGGGTATCAACGTCAAGCGGATTACACCCGTAAGACGCAGGAGTTGGCATCCGAACGTAGACGATTGCAGCAAGCAGAGGCGATTGTGTCTTCGTTGGAGTCAGATCCAGCGGGGACACTCACGGCTCTTCAGGATGCTTTCGGTGTTGCCGGGGCACCCAGTGAACCCGCAGCACCCCAGTCGGAGTTTGACGAGTGGGGTGAAGCGGTGGAGCCGGATCCTAATGCGACACGGATAGCAGCGTTGGAGGCTCGCCTTGAGCAGCAGGATCGTTTGCATCGTAGAGAACAGGTAGAGAAGCAGGTTGAGGCGCTTCACGATCAGTATGGAGACTTTGACGCTACTGAACTTTACCAGCATGCGTTGCGACATAAGATCGGTAACCTTGAGGCCGCATTGACACATATGCGATTCGGAGAGGTTTCAGATCGTGCATCGAAGTTGGAGAAAGAGCAGGAGCGTACTACGGCCAAGCGTGATGCCGCCGTGGTGGAACCTTCGGGTTCCACGCAAGCGGGGTCGGTTGCTGCGAAGGTTGGGAAAGATTCTCCGTCCAGTATTCGTGAAGCCTTCGCGTTAGCGAAGAAACAACTTGCTTCCTGAGCCGTCAACAATAGTTGACGGCAAACTAGGAAGAAGGTGAGTTAGATGGCTGGCAACAGCAACTTTGACGAGATTCTAACCACCACCCTAAACAACTACGTTCCGAAACTTACTGACAACATCTTCACCGCTAGGCCATTGTTCTATGCGTTGACGAACGGTCAGACGATTCGGCGTATTTCGGGTGGTGCGAAGATTGTCGTCCCGATTATTTATGGCACGAACTCCACTGCGGGTTCATATGCCACTACAGACACTATTTCCACGACTGCTCAGACAGGCATTTCGGCTGCTGAGTACGACTGGAAGCAGTACGCTGTGACCGTGACCATCAATGGTCTTGAGGAAGCCAAGAACAACGGCGAGGCTCAGATCATTGACCTGTTGGAAGGCAAGATTTTCCAAGCGCAGGAAACCGTTATTGAAAACATGAATACCATGTTTTACGCTGACGGCACGGGCAACTCCAGTAAGGACATGCTGGGGTTGGCTGCTATCGTTGATTCCACTGGCACTGTCGGCGGCATCGACCAGTCTGGTTCTGGCAACAGTTTCTGGGCCTCTTCGGAGACTGCTCAGGGCGGCGCTATTACCACGGCTGCGATGGCAACCATGTACAACAACGTGTCGGTTGGTAACGACCAGCCGACCATGATCATTACGACGCAGGATGTATACGAGGATTACGAGGCTTTGCTGACTGATCAGATTCGTTACACCGACACCGATGTGGCTGATGCTGGTTTCCAGAATCTGCTGTTCAAGGGTGCGCCTGTGACGTTTGATGGGGCATGCACTGCCCAGACGATGTATTTCTTGAACAACAAGTACCTGCGCCTTGTCGGGCACAGTGATGTGTGGTTCAAGCCGACACCGTTCGTGCGGCCCACCAATCAGGACGCTGTGTTCTCACAGATCCTGTCATACGGAAACCTGACCTGTTCCAACAGGGCGCGTCAGGGCAAGTTGACGGGCGTTACCTGATCCATTTGACGGTTGGAGCCGGGGCTGATGGCCCCGGCTCCGCTGTCACACAGTTTTTTGAGAGGTCTACATGGCACGGGAGCACGCGATAGCCTACAGAGCCGGAAGCCGCCCCTCTGGGGAACCTTCCGGCGGCTTTAGAGAGGTCACCCCCGAGCGGCACGCTGTTAGGCGGGACCGCAACATTATGAGGGTGAATCCCACCCCCGTCGCTGCTCCCGTGCCGACCACGCCTACATGTTCTGCCACCACGAAGGCTGGTACGGCATGTAAGGCCACCCCGATGACAGACCAGTCGGTTTGCGTCTTCCACTCGTAGGAGTATCGTTGTGCAGTTGAGTGAGATGAGAGACTACGTTCGCAACGTGGTCGATATTGACTCAACTGATATTGCTGACACAACGGTGAATACGTTTATTCGTGAAGGGTACAACGCTGTTGTTCACTCAGAGAAGCGTTGGCCGTTCTATGAAACGACGACGACGTTTACGACGGTTGCTGACACGAAAGATTACACGCTAGCAACCGTCGGTGCTTCTGTCGCTGTGACGCATGATTCGTCCAGCATCAGTGTCGGGTTGCGGGAAATAGCGTCGCTAAAAACCGATGACCATGTTATAGAGTTTTTAGGGTACGACGATGGTGACATCATGTATCCGTTGGATACGAACACGACAGGCGACCCGTATTATTGGTCGTATTGGCAGGACACTGTACGACTTCACCCGACTCCCTCTAGTGCTGTGACTGTGTATGTGCGTGGTTACCGCAACGCAGTCGATTTTGGCGGCAACACGGCTGTGTATCGTCCGTCGATAGCAAATACGAATACGACTGATTTGCCTGACCCGTTTGATCAGGTGTTGTCGTCGTATGTGATTTACAGGGCATATCAGCAGCAGGAAGATGGCGGCATGGCTTCCCAATATTATGCCCAGTTTGTGTCGGAGTTGGATAATCTGCGGGCACGGTACGAGGATGCGCCCGCAGCGCAGCCTCTCATTCTAAATCATCGCAGGACTTCTAGGTGGCGGGCTTCTTTGCCGTATCGTTTGCGTTACACGTGGGAGTAGCGTAAATGCCGTTGACTTCAACAGCGATACCGAACACTTCCACTGGTGAACCTTACAGGTATGAGGAACGATCCACGTTTACGGGTGGGTTGAATCTGCGGGCAGACCAGTTCAATCTGGAACCCGACGAGTCACCTGATTTGTTGAATGTTGATGTCGACCCTCGTGGCGGCGTTTCTCGCCGCAACGGAATCGACGTAATAAACGCGACAGCACTAAGCGGCCACATTCAGTCTTTGTTGACGCATCACGAAACCGACGGCACCGAATCGGTGTTGGTGACACCGTTGAACAGTGGCGGTACAGTCACAGAGTTGTGGTTCAATGGCGGATCGGGTGACTTTACTCAGGTAACGACTGCCAGCGGCAATGTCACGTTTGACACTGCCCAAACCCCTGTCGGGTTGACTTTCAACGACGCAACCTATGTGTGTAATGGGTTGCCGATGGTGTCTGAAACGTCGAAGTCTACGGTGAAGTGGACTGGTGCAAACAATGCGACAACATTGACTCCTGACACGGATGGTTCTGACGGGCATTTCCCGGCGGCACGTTACACGGCTGCGTGGGGCGAGTATGCGTGGGCTGCGCATCTAGTTGAGGGTGTCACAACGTATGCGAACCGTGTCAGGTTTTCTAAAGTCAACGATGCAGAAAACTGGACAAACACCGACTATATCGACATCGATATCGGCGAAGATGGCGATGTCATAACAGGGTTGTTGGCTGACGGCGACCGTCTACTAATCTTCAAGGAAGATTCTGTGTACGCCGTGTACGGCTTTGACCGTGACACGTTCGAGGTGCAAAACATTACCCGTGCCGCAGGATGCTTGGAAGGATCCAATCCTGTCGCTACCACGGTGGGCATATTTTTTTGGTACGGCGCAAACGGTGTCTATTTGCTGCAAGGCAATCGGGCCATTTGGGCGTTTGACCGTTTGAAGCCTGCGTTGGACAATGGTTCAATGTCTACTGATACGGCTCCGAGGCTAATGTGGTTTGATGAACGCCTCTGGGTGTCTGTTGACTATGTTGCGTCGAATACGACGGCTGGCGCTAATCAGGTCAATCGCCGCAATGTGTTTGTGTGGGATCCAACATTGGGGGATCGGGGCGCGTGGACTCGTTACGACATCAATGTCCGCGACATGAGTGCACACCATATCGATGGTAAACATTACGGTATGGGTGTTACTTCGGAGTGGTCTGGCACGGCGGCGTTCACGCGGGTAGCGAAGTTTGATCGTAATGTTGATGTCGATGACTACAACGGTACGACTAGTAGCGAAATCTTTTCTCATTATCAGACTGGCTGGTTTTCAGGCAACAGGCCGACGTTTCCGAAGCGGTGGGGTAAAACACGGACTGTCATGTTGGCTGATAACAC